TTTCTCTCCTGCTGCTGTAAGCTGACCAGCCATATCTCCCATAGGAGTTTGGGTACGCAAAGGAGTAGATTCTCCTTCTTGATAACCTAGCTTATTAGCAATATTCTCAAAAGCTCCAGCACCACCAGAAGGAGGGGGAGCAGCCGGAGGTTGTTCATCCAACTTAGCAAGAGCAGCTAGTTTAGGAGAAGGGGGGGTTGCTTTTGCAGCTTTTTCTCCACCAATACCTAGACCTGCTTTAGCTTCTGCAATAGAAGGCAAATGTCCACCAGTGCCATGGAAATGCATTACTCCAGGCAAAGCCTCATTAATAACATCACCAAGTTTCTGTGTATATTCTTGACCTAGGGGAGTTGTTTGATCTGCAAGCAATCCACCAAGAACATTGGAACCACTATTAAAGGCTTCCTCAGCAGAAGGAAGTCCAGCAGTGCCTTCTCCAGTAAGAGTACGATAGCCACGATTGAGGATGTTAGTGCCTACAGCCAATGGGCCTGTAGTTGCTGCACCAAGCATTCCCAATGCGTTATTTGCTACTGCCTCTACACCAGCATTAATTTTATTTCCTATTCCTGCATTAGCAGCAGGATCAAATGCAGCAGGACGTGAAACTTGTCCAGGAATCTGCTCAGCCCCCGGAGCAAGGGCCGCAGTTGCTTTAGGAGGAAGGGTATCTATGTGAGCTAATGTCTGACTCCACTCTTCATCCGTAAGTGGATGGTCCGCATCAAAGTCATATCCTTTGTAGGAGTATGTCGTCATAGAAATCCTTATGGTTTAATCGTCACTCCAGCAGGAAGACGTGAGGGAGCAGAAGCAGGCACATTAGCACCCAATCCTTTGCCAGCACCAAGCTGGTTAATATCAACACCACCAGCCCAAGAGGGAGTAGTCGTTTGTAGGACTCGGGTAAGTCCATCAATCTTTGCTTGATCACGAGAAGCAGCAGGCTTCTTATATTCTTCTGCAATAATGTTAGCAATATTTTGATGCAATTCAGCAGCACGTACACGAGCAGCTTCGTTAGTTGCAGCAACATTCTCACGAGAGACGTTAGCACCAGCAGCAATAGATTCTTGAGAAGCACGATCAGCAGCAGCAATTTGACTCTTAGAAATAGCTCCGAGTTCAGCCAGATTACGTTGTTGCACACGATCTGCAGCTTTAGCAGCTACTGCTCCAGTAAGAGTATCCAACACATTCCCATACTTCATAGCATCATCTTCATTTCCGCTAAGTTTGGCTTGTTGGTACATTTTCAAATAATTGTTACTTTCTTTAGAAAGCTCTTCATCTGACATTTCACGAGCAATTTGAGCGTGAAGCAATGCTTGCTTATCTTGGAAGGTTCCTTGCTTACTAGCTAGGTCCAATCCTGCAGATTGATTGGTAATGTCTCTACCTGCATTAACTCCTTGCTGTTGTTGTACCAACAGAGGATTCATAGCTGCAGATTGAGTGTTCTCTAAAGTACCTTTGTCAATTTGATTGGCATTAGCAGCATAAGCTTGTTGTCGAAACTGATCTGCCAATCCTTGATTTTGGAATCCCTGCATATAGGACATAGGATTCCATGCCCCCATGAGGCTATTTAGGTCCGCTTGTGACGGGAGGTTGGATGGGTCCATTGCCATATTTATTCCTTAGAAATCGAGGAAGTTGGTGCCAGCACCAGAGCCCCATTGTTGTGGAGCAGTGTCATTCATTGTGTTATCGGTAGCAGGACTCCATGTACCAGAACCCAATTGACCTTGGTCATTGTAGGCTTGTGGAGCAAACGAAGGATTACCATACTCAGAACCTATAGGACCACTAGATTGTGGTACACCATACACACCCATACTAGGGCCACCAGCACCATAATCAGATGCTTGAGGAGTTCGTTCCATAGGACCAAAGATACCATTCAATCCAGTATTAGCTTTAGCCAAATAACCAGATTTATCTGCTAGGTTAAACAAGGAAGCAAGCTGTTGTGCCTGTACTTGGTTTTGCTGTAGATTGTTTTGATTGCGTTGACCTTGGAGAGTTCCAATGGTTTGAGCATTCTGTGTAGCACCTTTAGCAAGCTGAGCTTGAAGCAAAGCACTACGCATACCATACTGACTATTACGTCCAGCAGCAGCATCCTTAGCAGCAAGTTCTTGAGCCATTTGCTGAGCAACCACGCCATTAGGATTGTACATATCCTGCAGGGTGTTAATCTGCTGGTCTAGCTGACCATTAGAACGGCCTAGCCCCTGCGATACATCATTACCCATAGAGTAGGCACCAAGGACTCCTCCAAGGGCTCCTAGCGTGCCATAATCAGGCTGTTGCAGTTGTTTATTTTGCTGTTGCGTTGTTGACGTAGTAGGATCAATTCCCACAGACTTAAGATAGTCTTGCCATGTATTGCTTGCCATTATTTCTTCCCAAAGATTGAGGCAAGAGACTTGCCAAGTTGTTGTCCAAATACTCCACCTACGGGACCACCTAATTGATTACCAGCAAAATAGCCAGCCAATCCTGCAGCAGGTTTAGAAATATCTTTACCCATTGCTGCGTCAGTACCAAGTCCAGCAGCCATAGCATTAGTAGGATTTACTCCACCTTTAACCAAGCCTCCAGCCAAAGCACTTCCATAATTACCTTGCAACGCTTGCCCAGCAGCACCAAAATATCCAGGCATAGCTGAAAGTCCTTGCCCAATAGCTTGCTGCATATTTCCATTCTGTTGGTAGCCACTATATGCTCTAGCGAGCCCTAGTCCCATACGAATAGGGGCAGGCATTACTGCATTCATAAATGCACTACCCACAGCACCTAGGCCAGTATTAATCATTCCCATACGTTCTGCATTAGCAGAGGGAGAAAGCTGGTTGAAATAGGCTTCCTTACTCATCCCAGGAATAATACCCATTCTAGCTGCCCATGAGGGAGTATTTGGGTCTTGGTATCTAGCTTGGTCAGCGGCAGCTTGTTCAGGATTCTGAGCATTCAAATCAGAGCCTGTAGTGTAACCACCATAGTTCATATTGCTCAATTGGTTTAAGCTAGAACTAAGTTGACTAGGAACTGCTGGATTGCTAAACAAAGTGCTAAGGCCAGGAGCCAAATTACTAAGATTGTCACCAACTGCTGGAGCCTGCGTAGGAGTGTTAAAGTTGGGGTCTGTATAAGAGCCTGCCGTAACTCCATTTCCACCAGTCCAACTAATCTCTCCTGTATCAGGATTGGTAGTTACACTTCCTTGGGTATCAGACCATGTACGTGTATTATCTGTGCTTTCAGATGGAGTAGTTGTAGTTGGTGTTCCACTATCATTACTACCGTCATCCCTAGGCATCCATCCTTGGGCTTTTTGTTTATAACGTAATATATTCATACTAATGCCACCGATTTAATTGTGCCACCATCATTGGCATATAGTTTAATAGAACCACCAGAAGTATCTTTATAAATAGCCCATTTTCCAGCAGTAATATCTGTAGTAGTAGGAATACCGGCTTTTGTTTTAAAAGCTGTATCTACAATATTATTGGTAGCATAATTTGTAGTAGTAATAATATTTGCTGCAGCGGGCAAAGCAGCTACATTAGTATTTTGTGCAGAAGTAAGGTGATAATACTCATTTGTTGTACCACCCTGTTTACCTGTTGTACTATTATGTGCTGGAGTAGCTAAGTTAGTATATTCTGTAGCTGTTAAATGATAATATTCATTAGCTACACCACCCTGTATTCCAGACAAAATATTATGAGAGTGATTGGCTAAGTCTGCAATAGAGCTACCAGCTTTATTAACCAAAGACCATGCTAAAGAGCCTGTGCTAGATAAAAAAGCATACAACTGGTTGTACCAAGCCACCCATGCAAAGTCTCCTGAGTCGGCTCGTTGGGGCGGTGGAGGAAGTCCATCTGACATTATTGGCTACCTTTATTAATATCCACTTCAAACGCTTCTACACGAAACAAAGCAGGTTGGTTATATTTAAATCTAAACGCTCGTCTACGGAAACTACCTAATTGAGTAATATACGGGTCTGTTCCATTAAGCACTAATGTACGATCTGTAACCCATGTTTTATAGTCATCATCAGACCAAGACACAGACACATTATTGTAAACACCGTTGTCATCAGGAACATCACCAACCACAGACAAGCGAGAGCAGGTCTTCCGATTGAATGTTCCAAAGTCTTGTTTCTCTGTAATAATTTGGCATTGGAATGCAGTACCTGCATCAGTGAATACAAACTCACTCATGGTGTACACCTTGCCATTACTAGCATCCAAAAGATAAGGAGTTCCGTTAGGACCATCATCACCGTGGAAACCTAGGAACCTAGTTCCACCAGTTGCACCAGAATTCCATTCACTCCACATTTCTGTGTCAAAACAATAAACTATTGTGCGACTAGAAAGAACAATTACATAACACTTCTGACCAGATACTCTAACACAATAGGCATTAGCACTAGCTATGCTACCTGCTTCTGCATTCAGAATAGAGCGAATTGGAGTAGTGGCAATTTCCTTTGATTTGAATCCGTCAATAGACCAAATGGTTTTACCGCCATTAACAGTATCTCCAACCATTAACACTTCTGTTTCTGTTTGAACAATAGAACCTTGTGCAGCAGAGCCAAACTGTTGTACAGCAGGAGCTTGACGAGCTAGTGGACTTCCTGTTGCAGTTCCTGCATCATAGAAGTATTCCACACTAGTACGCCCAACTGCATATACATAGTTGTTATTCTTAGCTAGTCCAACAATCATGTCAGGATACATCTCAGCAGAAATGAACATTGGGCTACCTGTTACAGTCCAAATCAATGGAGTATCAAGAGCACAATTATAAATATCTTCTGAGTTGGCTTTAGCCACAAAGACATATCCATCCATAAACACTACAGATGGAATATGTGGAGTAGGAAAGTTTACATCAGTAATTTTGGTAGGAGCTACAGCAGGAGCAGTAAAGACATATCCGTCGGTACCATCCACCATAACTAGAGTAACCACACCAGTTGAAGCTACATGCTCACAAAACCCCACTCCACCAGTTGAACCTGCAAGAGTAGTGGAGAGAGCAACCCCATTGGTATAGATTTTATTCCCGACTACAGCAATAGCATTATGTGTCCCATTAACCACCCAATCATGAAGTCCTCGTCCTTCTCCAGTTGCTGTGTTATAAACAACTGAAAGACCGGCACGGGATTTAACATAGATTTGAGGTTCTTTGGGGCCTTTAACCACGTCCACCATCATGTTCACTAACTGAGCATCTTTGGAGACTGTTCCACTACGCTGTAAGGGATTTAGAGCAAAGGGAATCCTCTTGGATTCATTAGTCTGAACATAAGGAGCACGAGATTGAGCCATTATTTTTTACCTTGCCAATCAGGACTTAGGAATAGACTTCCTTCTTCTGTACCAAAAGAGAGAGCCTGTTGTTTAAAGTATTCTGCATCTTTTTGCATTGCTTGGCGATCCATCAAAGGAATGCCATACTCATGTGAAAGACGCCATGCCAATCCATAGATGAGAGCTTCTGTCCAGTAGTTAGGAAAGTCAAAATCATCTGTAGCTGCATTCATATCCTCAAAGGGACGCTGGTAAGTTAGATGCACAACAGTGTTTGCATCATTAGGAGTAGGCCAAAGCTCAACCACACCATATGTAGACAAAGGATGGTAGTAGATATTAACTGGAGTTCCTACAGCAGCATTTACTGGAAGCAGATTAAAATCATAAGCAGTGTAAATCTGCATAGGAACATTAACTGTTCCTACACCAGAAATACGATCTACTTGAATAACTTTAAGAGGCATTGGAGTATTAAGTGTCTGACCAGTTCCGATATTATAAGTATTAGTGTTAGCTACTGTAGAAAAGGAGTAATCCTTTATAGCCCACACAGGCATACCTTCTGCCTCAAAGCCCTTAATCATTGCATTAAGAGCTTCTGCAGCATTAGTAGTTTCAAACGTTGCAGGACTATTTCCACCAGAAATAACCGCAAGCTTTCGTAGTGCTGAGTTAATTACAGCGTCACGTTTAAGTGACCAGATGGAAGTTCCTGATGTGCTCATATATTATCCCGGAATAAGTTCAATCAAGTATCTTTCAAGCGTCAAAGTATCTCCTGCTACACCTTTTTGCCCCGTGATCGTAATATATTGAGTTGTAGTAGTATCAATAGCAGCAGTTCGCAATACTGCAGTTCCAGCAAAGTTAATCAATCCCGCAGAGTTACTTGCTATCTGCGAATTTGCTACTCCGCGATTCTGAATCTGGCAAATCAAATTTCCAGCAAATACAGTTGCCGATGAAGTGGTATTAGCTACAAGCAAAGTGCCGCCAATACCACTAGCACCAAACCGAATATTCACAGTCTTTGCATTAGCGCTACCAGTAAAACTCCATGAAGCATCAATCCGCAAAGTGCCATTCAGCCCCATCAGCCCCGCTGGGACTGCGATTGTTGCCAGCACATCTTCGGTTGTGTCTGCTGGACAAGGGATTGCGATAGCGGTATTTGCTAAAGGTACTGCCGCCTGATTCGTCAGTCGCGTGCTGTTGGTAGTGTCAAGATTGGAATAGTTCTGGACAAGCGTGTTATGCCCAAAGCTCAGGATGTTGTTGTTTACTGCTCCTCCATTGATCTGAACTCCCCGAACCCTAGGAGTTGCGGAATCTTGGATGTAAACGTTAAAGTTATTGTTTGTCCCGCTGATATTTATATCCCACACAGAACCGATAGCACCAAGTTGGTTGTTAAGCAAATTGATGATGTTGTAGGTGTTGCCCGACCCACCAATGATTGCACCTGAACTACCGCATTTGTAGGTGTTAAGCGTTATGTTGTTCCATGCAGTGAGATTTGCACCGCTAACGTCTTGATACCCAAACCCTGTGACATTGGATACATTTGCCCGAATTATCGAATTGAAGCAATTTGCGCCGAGGTTCACGCCCTGCGACGTACAGCCACCATTCACATTTACATCAATGATGTTGGCGTATGAACTGTTAACCGCCTGGTTGTTGTATACAAAGCCAATTAGCGTTGCGTTGTAAACGCTTGCATTCATGTAATTGCCATAGCAGTTATCAAGCATCCGAGCGCCAACTATGCAATTACTGGAAATGACATTGAACTGACAATATTTTGATGAGTTAACATCGAAACTTGGATACCCTACGGATGCGGGGTATGTTCCGTTGTTGTGCCCACAATTGTCGGTTGAGATACCATCCCAAGTGTTGTAATTGGAGTTTATCTCATTACCAGCGCCAGCAATCCAGCAATTGATGATATTCAGGTTTGAGAAATGTGATTTACTAATTGCGCAGGTGAGGATGCCCCAGCCATTGATGTCAAAAGCACCAGGAACGTTGGTGCTGCGGTTTCCGTCCAGCGTCATGTCGGAGACTTGGATTTGCGACCAAGGCTCATCGCCTGCACCGATAGTGTCAATCTTGCCCACGTTGATGACGTTAACCGCAGTTCCACCATCTACCAGTTTGATAATAGTCGCACCTACACCTGCACCAAATAATTTGAAATTACTTTTGCGAATGGTGATAGTGGATGCAATACGGTAAGTGCCTGCTGGGACATAAACAGAGCTTGATGCAGCTATAGCAGAGGCAAAAGCTGCAGAATCATTTGTAACACCATCCCCAATTGCCCCAAAATCTTTTACACTAATAAATTCTTGTTCTTTAGAAGTTAATGTGCGAATAGTAGAACCAATAGCCCCTTGCTTGTAAGTAATAATATCCGTAGTAGGAAGGGTTGAAGGAGGAATACCTGCATATGTAAAATTATTTACATCATTCAACCATGCTGAATCAATTATCGTACCAGAAGTAAAAACTTTACTTGTCATAGGTGTCCTTATTTATGGGTGACTGATGCCACCCCTTGAATTTTTTCCATTGTGCGCAGTCCACCAAGACCAAGCATACCTGCCAAAATAGGCATCATTTCACTTACATCTGCTGGGGAGAGACTTAAGATATGTCCGAAGTAAGCCGCAATAAATAGCGCAATCTTCAGCCCAATCCAATTCCAGGCACATGCCATTCCACACA